GGGTCAGATATGATCGATGCACTCAAGATCAAAGTAAGTTCTCTCGCTGAGCTTGCTAAGATTGGGAAGGCCATTATGAGCGAGGGAAAACCCTACAAGTATATTGCTATTGACACCATCACACAGCTTGAAGTTTGGTGTGAGGAAGAAGCTAAGCAATTGTACAGAGCTACCCCTATGGGTAAGAACTTTGACAAGGATAACAAGGGACTGTCTGTACTGTCACTGCCCAACGGTGCTGGTTACTTGTATCTACGTAGGGCTTTTATGAAATGGTTTAACCGTCTTTCACAATTAGCAAACCACGTTATCTTTGTGGGTCACTTAAAAGATAAGTACCTAACTAAGAATGGTAAAGAGGTTAAGGCTAATGATCTATCTCTGTCCGGTAAGCTAAGAGAAATTGCATGTGCAAACTCTGACGCTATTGGGTACATATACAGAGGGGATGGGGTAACTAAGATTTCGTTTGACTCAACAAACGACGACACAGCAGGTTCACGCTGTGAGCATCTAAGAGGTTTAGATGCTGAATTGGAGTGGACAAAGATTTTCATCGATTAAATAAATAACAAATGTCTTTTGACACAAGAGTAGACGCTACCCCAGAGGTAGTGCAAGAAGATACACCTCAAACTTTGACGGTGTCACAAATAATAATGGACCTTGGTAACGGTATAGATCGTGCAGGTATACGGAAGAAGTATGGATTAACTGCAGCAGAATTGAAAATGATCTTTTCTCACCCTAAACTACATAAGCTTAGAGTTAAGAAGCATCAAGTAATACGTGTGCAACTTATAGATGATACTGTAGATGTTAATCAAACTAGCATTCCTGTAGAACAAGAAAAAGTAGATGAACTTAGAGACGAAGCTAACACACAGTTAATAGAAGCTTTGAACCCTGAGTTTTTACAACCTACAGATAATAATTTTTATAATTCTCATAATGATAACCAAACTGAAATTCAAGACTAATGGCTATTCAATCTAATTCCTCCGAGGTACAAGTTGCTGGTGGCGGCATACCTCTATACACAGGCATCGCTCCTGTAACTGTACTTGCAGTTAACCCTAACCTAGGAGAACTTAATTCTCTTGGTGTTCAAATGAAAACTGAACCTAATTATTCTGGCATACAGCTTGGCGATAACGTCAAGAATAAGCTTGTATTCTGGGTTAGAAACAGTGAGCACAACTTTAGTACTCGAGTAGAAATACTTGTTGGAGCTGAACATCGCCCTGCATCTAAGACTGGTAAGTTTCAGATTACTAACAAGTTTGGTCAAGTAACTTGGGCTGAGAAGCCTGACACTGCACCGGATTGGTTTAAGCAAGAAGGTGTACGTCGTATGTATCCTGGTGAAGAGATACTTATAAACTTTGTAAAGTCTTGGGCTAATATCCCTAGTGATGGGGAGTGTGCATTCGATACAATTGATGAGATTGTTAAAGGTAATGTTGCTGAGCTTAAGACTTTGGTAACTTCATTGAAGGATAACAAAGTAAGAGTTATGCTAGGTGTTAAAGATGGTAAGTATCAACAAGTATATACTCGTTGTTTCGGACGTCTAAAGCCTGCACGTACTGACATCTTTGTTCGTTCTTTGAACGATGAGTATGGCACATTCAATGCTGATTATAACTCAGATCTTATACTACAAAGGTATAATCCTGAGATTATAACACCTACAGCAGAGACTGAGCCTATTGCAGAGGCAGTAGATACTGATTGGTTATAAATAATAGAGGTTGGGGGGAGATTCATGTAAAAGAGGTTCAAGCATTAATAAGCACGTGTGTCCTCTTTCTCCCCCTTCCTTTTATTTACTATGATACATTCACGACAAAGCGAAGACACACTTACAAAAGAAGGATTACTTAGTAAAGTATCTGAATACCAGATATTTAAATACTATTGTCCACCTTTTGATAAACCAAATAAAAAGTTTAAAAGTGATCTTCGTAAGGACAGAAGTCCTACAGTATCTATAGCAATGATCAACACTAGGTTAAAGTATAAAGACTTTGGCCACCCTGATCATACCTTTGATTGTTTCGCTTATGTTGGTTATAAATACAATCTAAACTTTCGTGAGACTCTTAAACATATAGACCAAAGTTTTTGCCTTGGTTTATCAGCCGCTAAGAGTACGTATAAAGCACCCCCTAAACTCGTTGAAGACATTGAAATAACAGAGAGTTTACCTGTTAATATTCATGTTAAATGTAGAGACTGGAATAAAGAAGATGCTAAGTATTGGAAACAATTTCATATAAGTAAGAGAATTCTTCGTATATTTGATGTTAAACCCATAACACACTACTGGATCAATGAACAACGTTTTTCGTGTAATAGTATCAGCTATCGTTACCGCTTTGACTGCGGTTATAAGATTTACCGTCCGCTTGAAAGCGATTTTAAATGGAGCTCTAACGTGGGTAGTCACTGCCTTCAAGGCTACAATGAACTTCCTGAAACTGGTGATCAAGTATTTCTCACAAGTTCCCTCAAGGATGTTATGTGCTTGGCGTCTTTTGGTCATGCATCCTTTGCGCTTCAATCAGAAATGCTTATGCCAAACCAAAAAACCATTGATGAAATCAAAGAAAGGTTCAAAAAAGTAATCGTATTATACGATAATGATTTTGATAAACTTTCTAATCCCGGTCAAAAGATGGCCGATAAGATTTGTAGGTTATATGGTTTAAGTAATTTGAAGATACCTTCTCATTATAAGAGTAAGGATATATCTGATGTAGTTAAAAATAACGGAATACGAATAGCAAAAAATGTCATCAAGAACTTGGAAGGGACGAACAAAGCGAGGGACACCCAAAATAAAATCAAAGCCGACAGAAATAGATGGAATAAAGTTCCGTTCTAAACTAGAGGCTCATTGTTATCGGATGTTAAAAGATGCTTTTATAGAAGCTGATTATGAAAAACATAAGTATGTTCTTCTAAAAGGCTTTCATTATCCTAACAGTTCTTACGAGGACAACGGTAAAACAGGATTCCAAGATAAACAGAAACATAAAGTACGCGATATAACTTATACTCCAGACTTCGTAGATCCTAAAGGTAGATGGGTCATAGAGTGTAAAGGCTATGCAAACGAACGTTTCCCGCTTAAATGGAAGATGTTTAAACAACTCTTAATGGAACAAGATGATCCCCCGGTACTATTTGTACCACGGAATCAACGACAAAACATTGAGACTGTAAATCAAATTTTAGAAATAATAGCCCCGACTAAATAGTTGGGGCTTTTTAATGCAAAAATAAATGAGTATAAAGACAATTGGAACACATGCAGACAGTAATAGTACTGGTGTTGAAAAACGAATTAACAAATCTGCTGAAAAACTTGTCTTTGATATTCTTCAATCCACACAATACTCTACCCCTATTGCTTCAACTGTACGTGAGCTGGTGACTAACGCCTGCGATTCACAACGTGAGAAGGAAATTGCATTAGAGATATTGTCAGGAGAAAAAGAAATCAAAGACTATTTTATAACTAGACATGAAGAAGAATATAAAGATTCTAATTTCAATCCTAGCTACTATAGTAGGAATAGGCTTAGCGCTATTGATAGCGTCACAGTGCAATACACCGAGCGATCTGGCACTGGTTACTGCGATACTTTTAGCGTTTTGGACTACGGTGTGGGTATTGGAATGCCAAGGCTTGAAGGTTATTTGGAACTGGGTTTCTCGACTAAGAGGAACACGGCAGAAAACTTCGGAGCCTTCGGACTCGGAGCAAAAGTCCCGCTCTCAACAGGAGTAGACTTCTATACTGTAGAAACTGCACATGACGGTAAGTTATTTAAGTTTAACTGCTATGCATATAAGACAGATTTTATGATAGGTAAGTTCGAAGGAGATGGTCATGTGACTATGTCTAATGGAACTAATGTCTATTATAAAAATACTGAAGACACTAATTATACTAAAGTATCATTTGGTGTTAAGAGACACAACAGGGATAAGTTTAAAGAAGCTGTACAGGATCAGCTAAACTATCTCCCTAATGTAAAGTTTACTTACATCTACGAGGATGGGGTAGAATCAGATAAAACTGTTAAGAGTGAAGTTTTATACAACTCTGACAATCTGATTGTATCAGACTCGTGGGGTTGGAGTAAACCACATATACTAATGGTTAAAGATCCAAAGTCAACTACCGGTATTAACTATGGTTATGTAGATTTCCGTGAGTTAGAAATGGAATCTTTATGGGGTTCAGTGGCTATTAAATGTCCTGCACGTCAAGCATATACATCTCCAGGTAATGGAACTGAAGTTGTATTACAGGAAGGTGTTGATGTTACCCCAAGTAGAGAGAAAGTTATATGGAACGAAAATACCAAAGCATACATCCAAGGTGCAATTGAGAGGGCAGCTCAAGACGCAGCAGATGTGATTGAACAACAGTTAGATGAGAAAGACTTTATGACATGGATTAAAAAGTGCAGAGATGTCCTCTATAAAGGAGACAATGATGACTCAGTACTTAAAGCTCTAGGTCGTATTGTAGATAAAGAGAAGATCAAGCCTAAGTTTCCTGGAGATAAAACTATAACGTTTGCTGGCCCTGGTGGTCTATTGAAAGGATACAAGGTAAGAAATGTAAACAGAACATTTAAGAATGGAAAATGGAAGATTGAAAGAGAAGAAGTTGGTTGGGGTTCAGTGAACTTTAACAATTTGTATTTTATTGAAGGCAATCCGTCTAAGACTAAGGACCTGTACCTTATGAGAGAACAGACCCTGTCCATCATTACTCAGCATAATCCAGAAGAAGTTGGAGATTCAAACCCAATTAAAGAAGCGTATATAGATAATGTCAATCTTATGCGTGTACGTAATTGGGAATTGATTAAAGACTCTTCTACGATTAAGTGGGATTATGATGAAATAGAAATACCTGAAGACTTCGAAGCAGGAGTATTACACGATGAAGAGATAAGAGCACAGCATGGTAAGTTTGAAAACTTGACGCCTGCAGAACGTAGAGAGTTAACAGGAGAACAGGTTCTGTTTACTTTACGTCGAGCAGATTCAGGTGATAAGAAATATGCCAATGAAGTTGATGACTGGGTATGGGATAAAGTTGAGGCACCCCTTAACTTACTAAAGCAAACATCAGTAGAAACGTACTACGGTACATCTGAAGATGTTGACTTACTATATCTAGCCGCTACTATATGTGCGCCTAATGTTCCTGATTGGAACGGTGTTTATCCTGATCTAGATTATTGGCATCAAAATAGAAATACACATGCAAATGCACGGAATCAAAATCCTGTGTTTACTAACTTTAAACCACAACGTTTCTTTAATGATTATTATGGGAAATGGGCTAGTGGTATGGGGGAAGATAAAACAGCACAAAAGGAGACTCCGATACAGTTGTATAAAGTTTCTAATAAGATGGCTAAACAACTTGATGGATCAAACGCTAAGCACATTAGTACTTTCTTTTCAATGATTGATAATAATAAATGGACAATGAACGAACAAGTCAAAGAGTGGTTTACAGGATGTATGCTGCCTAAGATCCCAGACTGGGTATCTAAATTAAAAGAAGTTGACCCGCAGTACGAAGACGTCTTTACTAAATGTATGGAGTATCAGGATAAATATGAACATCATGATAACTTTTATTTCCATAGAGGAAATGAAAAGACTCAAGAAGTTATATCTCTAATGAAGAAGATGCATGACATGCAAGTCTTCTTGTTAGATAATGATGACCCTGAAGCTATCAAGAATAAATCCTTGGAAGTCTTTAAGGTTTCAGATATCCAATCAACCATCATGGATGAAGACATGCTTATACTGGGTCAGTACCTAGAAGAGTTCTTAGAGCCTCTACGTCCACTGTTTGACCAGGTTCATTTCATTGACTCTCAGGAGTTTTGGAAAGAAATTAGTTCGTATCTTGAGATGAAAAATAGACATAAGTTTAACCCACCATTATGATACATGTAAATAGAATAGGTGAAATGATATCCGGCAGCTACGGTAACACCCCGTACTCTCGTAATTACGAGGAGGATGTTTACAATGAAATGCTATCTCTTGCTACGCAAGCAGATGAGGTTTCAACGGTGGAAGAATATAACGGCATTCTAGAAAAGTTTGCTTTATTAACTACAGAAGATTTCGATAAGAAGATGATACACGACCAGTTCTTGGGCGGGGTATCTCTTCATAAAGATTCTGCTGGAAGACATTTTGTTCAATTTGGAGAAGGAGAGGTATTAGGCACTCCGCTACCTGAATCATTAGTGAATCGTTTCTACGAATCACATGATAAAGGCGTGGATGTTTCTCCCCTTTACAAACTATGGATGAGATGGCTTCGTAATCCTATACTTAGCAAGAAAAATGAAAAGTTTACCGAAAGGTTCTTTGACTTTATCGACATGAAGTATGTGCACCCTACACTCAAGAAAGAGTTAATGGAGGAGCACGGACTAAGTGAAGAACTTGCTGAGCAACGTGCTACTATGTACCAAGTAAAGATCACTAAAGAGGGTCTTGTAAATGCTTTCAAAGTATCTAGAGAGATAATGCATAAGTATGATTCTGAGACAGGGGAAGAAGTTCCTCGTTACAAACGTACTTTTAATGTCGATACTGGAGAGATTGAAGGCGAAGGCTTACCTGATACTGTAGAAGAAAGACTCTTTGAGCCCTCTGTTATGGGGACTGGAGGTGATGCTTTCTACTGTGAGGGTGCTAACGGATTTACTAACCCAGGCCACTTTATTAAAGTTGGTTGTACACACAGACTCTCTTCATGGGATGAGGTGAACACTAATGATAATGCAACTTGTGTAAAAGGTTTACACGTTGGTGGTCTTAAGTATATCGCTTGGTATAGTGGTGAAATTCACAATGTTTTTATTGATCCTATGCACATTGGTGCTGTCCCTGATTCAGAGGATGGTGCTATTCGTTGCCTTCAGTACTTCGTACACTCCAGCTTAGTTGGTGTGAATGGTAGTATGTATCACTCTTCTGCGTATGCAGCTAAGACTGATGAAGAGTGGGTAAAATTAAAACATGATGTACTCCTTGATATGCAAAAGGATGTACTGTCTTTACAGAATCTGTAGTGGATAATGTAAATAGAATACCTAAAGACGGAAACATTTGTTTAATTGATGCAGACTCTCTTGTATACTATGAGATGGATAAAAGCACATACGAAGAAGCAGTCTATGGACTGGATAAGCGTATAGCTCATATTCTTGACCAATGTAATACTACACAGTATGCTGGTTTCTTAACAGAAGGCAGATGCTATAGATATGGAGTGGCACAAGATTACAAAGGTAATAGAAAAGGCAAACCCAAACCACCTATATTCTACGCTCTCAAGCAATACTTGAAGCAAGAGTATGGGTTTTGGGGCCTGTCTATTCTAGAAGCTGATGATCTTGTAAGCTACTATGCATATACTGATGAACGGAAAACTATCATCTGTTCACCGGATAAAGATGTGCTTTATCAATGTGTAGGCATGCATTACAATTATCGTATATCAGAGTTTCTGCATACCTCTCCTGAGGAAGCAGTTAAGTTTCTTTGGAAACAAGTCTTAATGGGAGATAGTACAGACCACATACCAGGTCTACCAGGTGTTGGTGAAAAGACTTCGACTAATTGGTTGAAGACTCGAACCAAAGATTTTGAAGGGTTCGCCCTAAAAAAGTACGTTGAAAAGTTTGGAATGGTAGAGGGATTATTTAAATTCCAAGAAACATTCCGACTTGTATACCTGCTCAGAAGTGAGGAGGATGTAATGAGAGAGGCAAATATTAAGTTACCGCCTCTTGAAGTTTCAAGTCGTACAAGCACCAAAGACCTATGGTAACATGTCAAACAGTTCAGTTTATACCCATCAATGGGAGGACTGTTAGGCTAACTGGGGATTTTTCTGTATGTACTACAGAAAAGGATGGTAAAAATATCAAGACCTTAACATTTGATTTTCCTGACGGCCCTTGCATAATAACCGTTGGGAACACTATCACAGTAGGAGACACAGCTAGGTTCAAAGTAAATGTCATAGTCGAAGCTAAAAGTTCCTTTGGAATTACTACGCACTACGATCTATTGACTGCTCCTTTGACTACTAGCAGTACTATGGCCCTCCCTTTCTTGGGAGGTAACCGTGGTCTCTTTATGTGGGACAAAATGTTTGTAAATGCTTTTGTGGCTACAGAAGAATATGAAGATTGCATTGCACTTCTTTATCGTTATTCTGGTCAGCCTATTTTTACAAAATTTGAATCTGCCTTGTGTTCTTTTAGAACGTTTATAAAAAGAATTGATCCGGATCCGTATCATGTACTTTTTATATTTGATATTCCAGAAGATGCAAAACTATCTTATGAACACTTTAGAAATGGACGCTATTCACTTATAGATGATAAGTGGAAGTTTAAAATTCTAGATTTTCATGGGTTTGATGCACACGGACATACAGGTCAAGTACTCTTTCAAGCTCCTGCTCTAAGGAAATCGTTAGAGGAAGAACTACAAGTCATATTGCCTGAAGATGCAGAGCTCTATGACAAAATTAAAATGACAAAAGAGAGATATAACCCTGAGTATTATTCACCTAAGAAACAAATCTTTAAATAATTCGTGGGGTACTAGGATAAATCGTATCTTAGTACCCTATTAATTCAATTAACACTATTATGATAGAAGGAATATGGTTTTGTGACGAACATGCTACAGATACATCAAAATATATAAGTAAAGATTTGGATACTATCGAAGAAGTAAAGTATATTCTCAACGAGATATATAAAATGCTCGATGAGAAGAATAAAGCCTACGGAGATTCCGCGTTGAACCCGATTAGATTATTTTCACGAGCTAATGCTCAAGAGGCACTTCGTGTACGAATAGACGATAAGCTAAGTCGGATTAAAAATCAAGATCTTAATGATAATGAGGATTCAATTGCAGACTTAATTGGGTATCTAGTTTTACTTAAAGTAGCTATTAAAAAGAAAAGGGGCTAACGCCCCTTTTTTACCACGGATTATTTCTGTAAGAACTTAATCTTTTCCTCAGGAGTTAACGTTGATATCATACCATCAACAACTGGAAGAACTCTTTTAATCTTGTGCATGATTTTTCTATCACCTTTCTCATTGATACCTGACTTACGCTGATAGAAAATATCCTCTTCCCCGGTTATCCCTATTGCGTATCCTACCTCAGCAGCACCTTGGTCAATAAGCCCAGTCCACTTTCTTAACAGGTTAGCTGTAGCTGTTGGTGAATCTATTATTCTCATAGCTTCCTTTGGATTAACAAACTGTAGCATCTCTGTATTCAATCGCTTAGCTTGATAAGCAAAGAATCTAAGAGCATAGTTATCATCGTCATCATCACTCATCATACCGGCTAAAGCTCTCCCGATCGCATACGTTGCTAATACTACAGATGTCTCAAAGAATGCACGGCGTATGTTTTGTTGATCCGTCTCCGAGTAATCACTTAGTGCAAATCTACCTTGAGTAAACATGTTCTTTAAGTAATCTAATGCTGATAAGTACATACCTCTAGTTACTGTACCTGCTTCCTGATCTACGTGGTATCCATCACCATGCCCAAACCTCTTACGAAGTTGTGGTTGGAAATAATTACGGAATAAAGTCATCACCTTACCTAAAGCTGATCTTTGGAAATGTGACTTATCACGTCTACCTTTTATTTGGTTAGTTCTTTTTTGTACAGAGTTAAGCTTAGCTACAAATTTACCTTGATCAAAGTTAGCAACACGTGGGTCTACCACAAGGAACCCTTTTTCATCCATTACTAGAAGATCCCATAAATCAGCAGGCTTACCTTCTTTGTTGTTAATTACCTTACCACTCTTATCCTTAAGCTTACCTTCCATAGCTTTCATTAAAGCAATCATTCTTACACCAGAAGTCTGATGTTCCACTGCATGCTGCAGTACAAAGAATGAATCAGTAGACATAGCTTGTTTAGTCTTACCACCGGTAATATTTTTACCCGCTCCATCTGTCATTTCTACAAGTGCATCAAACATTTGCATAGCTTGTCCAAGTTTGGTAGTTGGAGCCATCTTACCTAAGTCTGACATTGCTCCTCCTGAAGCTGCGTATTCTGCTATAGCTGCTCTGTAATTTGCACGAGTAAAAAACTGTCCTGCCCATGCTTCCTCCCACGTCATAAGGTTATCAAGAATTGCTTGGTTACCTGCTTGAAGTGTGTTAAACGATAGCGTGTTAAGTGCTGTTAATACAGACACTGATGATGCTATCTTGTTTGCCTCACCAAGACCTCTAATGTATTGAGGTATATCATACATACCATAGAAGTTAGCATCTACAAATGACTGCAAATGCTTAAAAGTATTAGAGTCTATACCCTTACCCTTTCTGTATACTTGAGCGTCTCCTGGAGATAGCTTATTAAGAATCCTAGACCCAGTTGATGGATCAGTTTCTAATACTTCTCTACGTGCATGTATGTCAAGCATAGTATTTACTAATCCTTGCATCTCAGCTTTAGCTTCAAACATGTTTGTCATATGATGAAACTGCATTAAGCTAGCTGCTATATCACGACTTACATCTTTAGCATCAACTCTATTTGTGTACAGGATTGGTACACCTTTTTGTACTTGCCCATCTACTTCCTGGAATACACCATACTCTATATCTGTAGCTTGTCTAGTTAAACTGTCTACTACTTGATCTTTAACACCAGAGAACACTCCTTGTTCCTGTACTCGATCTGCACTATCTTTTCTAATAGCAGGCATCTGATACGAGAACGTATCCCATGCATTAGTAAATAAATTAGCTTTAGTACCTCTAGCCTGGTCAGCATGGTATCTATCTACCATTGCTTTGTAATAAGCTTTCTTTGCAGGATCTGCTTGTATAGCCTCCCATTGCTTACTCCTATACTTATCACTAGGTCTAGCTAATGCTCCTGAATAAGTTTCATTACTTTTATTCCATTTAGCATCTTTAACTAACTCTCCTAATTCTTGCTTTAATACTGCTAGTTTATCTTGATCGAATGCAGACTCTGATCCTTCTAACTCTGCAATTTGATCTTTTAGTTTTTGTTGTTCTTTTTGATTTTCATCAAACAATGCATCAGCATTTTCAACCGGCTGAGTATTCTCTGCATACCAAGCTGCTCTACTTCTATAGTACTGTCGTACTGCAGGAGAACCTTTACCTGTCTCATCCATAGCCCATTGCTTGTAAGCTTCACTATTCCTAGCTACAAACTTACCGTTTTTATCTTTAGGCCATCCATTATTTTCTTTAAAGCTATTTTCTGCATTAGTACGTGCTTTGTAAAATTCATTTACATCATACTCTTGTACTAAAAATAATAAATTTTGTCCTTTAACATTATGTTCTGTTAAGAAAGGTTTATTGAATTCACTAACATTAATGCCCCCACCTTTAGCTTCTCTAAATGCATCATATACTTTTTGGAAATCAAAGATAGTTTTTCTACTACCTTCATTTGCCTTAGTCATTTGATCTATATAGGCAAGAGCAAATAACTGAAGATTTTGTTCTGAAGAATAAACTAAAGGATCCATTTGATAAGAGTATGCAGACTTATCTACATGCGCTTGAGTCATTTCTTTTATCAACTGCTTCCTGCCAAGCTTCTTATTACTTAGCTGTTCAATTTTAAGATCAAGAAGTGCTTTTTCTCTTTGAGCATCGCTAAGCTCTCCTCTACCATGCTTAACTTGTATTAAACTGTACTCAGGATCTCTCTTATCAATACCAGCTATGTCTTTATTACGTTTAGCTGCTGCAATAATATTATCTAAATCTGCATTTACTTCCTCACTACCATAGTTAACAATAGAATCAGCTGCTAGTGGAATAGCTATCTTAAGATATTCATTATCTAACTCTTGAGCATCAATTAGTGCTTCTTGTAAATCTGCTAGAATATCTTTCTTACGTTGCTCTGTACCTTCTTCCCCTACCACATCACGCAGCAATACTTGTGTTTGTCTTACAAGACTACCACCCCCATCTACTCCGTCAATAATTCTTCTTACTACATCAACCTGCTGTAATACTCTTAAAGCTTCTTTCTTACCAACTGGTGCCTCTCTTTCAGATAGATTTCTTAAATCATTCATCATAGCCTTGGCCCTGTCTACATTAAGAACTACATACTCTTGGATCTTCATAAACGCATCAATGTCGTTTTTGTTTTCCTTTAGTCTCTTAAGGTTTTTCTTTAATTCTTTTAGCCTACGTACTTGTTCAGTGTCTCTTGTAGCTTCTGGCACCATCTCGAGTTGACGTATCTCTGCATTGACGCTAATAGTAGCAGTCTTGTACAGGTTATCAACTTCAGTTTGCATATCCCTAGATCGTTGGACTTTGGAATTAAATATACCAGACAATTGTAATCCACGTAATTCACCAGCAAACATCTTTTCTGCAAGAACTACAGCCGCATCAGGTTGTACCCCAAACAGTTTACCTATAGCTCGCATAATTCTGTTAATCAGTCTACGGAATGCACTAGGCTTATTCTTTTCAATGTTAGCTCCTTCAATACCTATAGCTGTTACAAGTATCTCTTTACCCATTTCAAACTCACTTAAGTTATCACCTGCATACGCATCTTCTACTTGCTTGACTAGATCTGGACGAAGCTTTCTTACTTGTGCTATGTATTTTTCTACTTCTGCTTTAGGCAACATGTCTACAATGATGTGACCAAACTCGTGGTAAGCTGTATCGTCTGTCATCTGTGATGGATCAAACGTAACAACGTCTCCGTCAACTTGACCTTTTACCCCTTTTGGCAAGGAGCCTTCTTCTACGATTACATCAATTCCCGCATCTGCAAACGCAGCTTTTAGTTTAGAAATCTTAGCCTTAGGATCTGCCTCACGACTTAAGATTGCATCAATTTCTCTACTTAATGTTGCTTTATTCTGTACAGGTTGCATACTTTCTGGAGTAGCATTTTTGTTAGGATATAATATACTACGATCGTTACCTGCTTCATTTAACATTCCTTCACGTCCCCTTGTTTCAGTTCTGTGATAAGTTACTATCTTTTGGCCTTCTCCATCTGAAATTCCTGTTTCTATTCTTTCATATACGTAAGAGTTTCCAAACCCATCAGTAGCTACTATATAAAATGGTTTTCTTTTTAATATTTTATCAGGAATAATACTTAATACTGGCGATGGTACTCCTCTTACCATACTAACTGCATTATCTAATACCGGGAACATAGGTTTTTTACCAAGCTTCATATGACCGTAATCTTGTAGGAACCTAGATTTAAGATCATTCAGTGCTGATGCGGTAGTCTCTACCTTAACCATTTCTTGTGCTAAGTATTCTCCTGCACCTATTTCTTTCATAACAGAGTTAGGTAACATCCCAAACATAGAAGTTGGGGATGTTATAAATCCTGTAGTAGATATTGAATTGGTAATAAGATCTTTAGCAAAGTTCTTTATTTGGATAGTAGTTTGTGCATCATACCCAAAAGACTCTGGTCTATTTAGCATGCGCTCCCACTCTCTTTGCATCTTGTTTTGCTCAGCTAATGTTCTACCTTGAGCATTGTTAAACTCTAAACTAAAGAACTTGTTTTTAGCATTATATTGAGTCTCTTTAGGAGTAAGCTGCTTAATAATACTAAGGTTAGCTATTAATGGCAGCTGTCTCATATTACTCAAGCCTGCTATAATATTCTGATCCGTAGATAAATGTACTATGCTTAAAGTATCTTCTGTCAAGTAAGCAGACTCGCTAAGTGGGGACCCTTGCTTAGTAAGTAAATGATGAGATATTATTCTATTTAAAGCTTTATGCTCTTCTATACCTAAAAACCCTTTACCAGTTAAATCTTTTACAAAGTTTTTAAATCCAGTAACTGATATCTGTGTACCAATCATACCTGCTCTATTGGCAACATCTATTGCTGTTTCCATAGCTCCATAATATGCAGCTTGGTATCTATACAGGTCTCCTGTCAACACTCCCTCTACAAAAGATGCTCCTCCATAAGCATCAAGCTGTCCTTCTCTAATAGCATTTATCTTATCGAAGTATGCCTGGTGTGCAGCAACAGTACCAGCCCCGTCTATGTTGTCTACAGACACGGCTGAGTATGTAGTCTGCAATGCATTAGCACCTTTATATAAAGCTATTAACGTATCCTCTATTTCTCTAGTAGGAGTTTCTTCTGTAATATCTAGATTAGCTGTATTATTTTCTTTTTTATTACTACCAAAGAAGAATGCTTTCTTAGGAGTATTTTCATCTTTGCTTTGCATAGCTTCAGTAACCTTCCTTACATGTGGATTGTTAAGAAACTTAATAATTTGTTGTGGTGTGGCACCTATGCTTAATAGGTATACTGTAAGTGGTGCTGTCTTAGAATTATCGTTAGCTGCATTTTGCAACGGATCTTTTACAGAGTCAACAGCTGCAGATAGGTATTGCTTCAAGTAGTGGTCAGTAGGTCTGATGATACCAAATACATCCGGGAATGCTGAGTTTTGTGTAACAGCATTTAACCTCTTACCATCTACAGTTACAGTTACAGGACCAGTGATCTCTTGTCCTGTTGACGTTACTATGTTTCGTCCAGCTATAGAGTTAGCATATATACCACGGAGTGACATAGATAACATGTTCTCGTATGCAGCTGTAATATGTGTCATAGGGTTAAACAAGTCTACATCACCACGCTGTTCTTTACTCATACCTATCGCTGCTAGTCCTGCTTCAATATCTCTAATACCTTCTGGGTCTAAAACTTCTTGTGCATGAATAGGATCTACAGCAACAGCTTCCATCACATCTAATATGATATTGTTTACTGCTTTTGCAGGGTATGTTGCATCAAGTATTTGTGCCGGGTTAGCACTAAGAGACTTATAGTCTGGCATAATTCTACCTGTACCGTCTTTCTTTTGTGCGGGCATCATTAAGAACATCTTATCAATGTCAAAGTCAGAACCCATAGCAGTAGTAATCTGAGCTGGTACACGTACCGCGGACTGAGCTCCAGATTTATTAACCCTTTTAATTTTAAGAGTTACCATAAATGATTTACTCGCATTTGGTATACGGTATGCAATCATTCTTTTGTTTTCCTCTGCTACATCTGTAGTATCTAAGTCTACACCTACAGGCAAGTCAAGTCCAAACGCTTTCATTTGTGCCTCTCCTATCTCTATCTCTGCATGTGTAACATAACCATCTTCGTTTACATCTAAGAACTTAAGCTCTCCTGTTTCTTCATGAGCCCCAAACTCTGCAAACTGCACCATCTCAAGCCCATCAACTTTTTGCTTGTATACGTTTCTTCTAAAAGCACTAAATAATAGACTATCAAATGTAGTTTGGAAACCAGGGTAGCTAAGTGGTAAACCAAACATCACATTACCTGCCTGATCTAACTCTAGCCTCATACTTTCAATAACATTCTCAGCAAGGCCTCTTTCTTTAGCCATGTCTAAAAGCCTATTACGTAAAGTAACCATAAACTTACTGTCTACTATCTGGTCTTTATTTTGCTCAAAAAATTCACTAGTAAATCCTAATGCATTTTTAAGTTCGTTAAGATCATTCTGAACCTTACGTTCAATAGCATTATGATATATCTCCAACATCTTAGAGCCCTTAACTTTTGTAGCCTTGCCGGTTCCAATGTTAAGAGTGTAGCTATGATTACGATCAACGTTAGCTATCTGATTCTTCTTAGGCTGCTTACCAAGGTTTGTCTTGGTCTCTTCTTTGATGCCTATATCTTGCGGGAATCTTAGACCTCTAGTGTCCAAAGTCATTACATGCAGTTGATCAAACTGTCCTGCAAATAAAGTTTCTGGGGTAGATATAAGTTTGTTATCTACAATCTTATATGGACGTATCTGCCCAAGCTTAGTAGCTGACTCTGTATTGATGACATTAATAGGAGTCTGACCTGCATATTGATCTCTTCCTTCCATACGAGCAAGCATATCTTCAAGAACAGGACGTCCATCTGCAAGATCTCGAGTAAGAATCATGTAAGAATTTTTATCTGATATAGGTATATTTATATCAGAGAGAGATCCTCCCATATTATTTATTGTATCATACTGAGGCTTCATAGGGACAAGTGGACTACGTGTTACATCCCAAGGTTGTCCAGCTTTGTACTCTTCGTACACCTCCTGATCGCTAGGCATCCATTCTCCTTGTCCTTGCCTAATTTTTCTGTAGTGGTCTATGCTAATAAATGCTTGTGCATCTGTAGCGTTAGTTTCTCTATACTTTTTTATTGCATCCTCTGCAGCTTTTTTAGCATTTTCTGGAGTAGCCCCACGACTTATTAATCCTTTCTCAATAGCAGCACCATATTTCTCTGCAAGTCCGTTAAGATCTTCAGGGGTAAGATCTTTAACTGTAGCAGTAGTAAATGTAGGATCAGCTCCATACTCTCCTGCAACAGTTATATTAAGCATGCCTCCTGGTGTAGTAACAAGATTGGCTCTCTTAATAAATGTTCTTCCGTCTTTAGTCCAATTGCTTGTACCGTTACGTAACATTTGATTAGATACTTTTTTACCTAATACATCAGTTAAAATAAAATCCTCTAAGAAATTATCTAAATTACCATAATTAGAAAATACATCTGCTCCAAGCTTTGATTTAAGAAGTCCTTCTAAATTTGGATTCGCATCTTTTATTTCTCCTTTGATTGTAGATAGAGCCTTGTTAACATCTTCACCTAACCCTTCTAATATTTCATTGCTTATTGGATCACCATATTCATAATGATTATAAATAGCTTGAGCTCTTTTTTCATTATACTTTAGCCCAGGTAAGTTCATTCTTTTGAACCACTCCTTAGTATGGTAACCTTCTATTAATGGATCGTTATTTGTTTTAGCTTTATCTATGTACCTCTTTGCCTTGTATGCTCTGTGCATATCAAGTATAATCTCATTCTTAATAATAAGAGTAGCAGTCTCATTACTAACTAGTCCAAGCGCTTTAAACCCTTTCCCATTCCTATTAGATACCTTAGGGAAAGTATGAAAAGTCATACGCTTTCTATCCGCTTGTGTAGTAAGTGCTACATTAGATGTATCCTGGCCTCCGTTATGAAATTGAGACATAACAACAACCATCACGTCTTCTTGGTTAAGTTCGTCGTATGCTTTGTTCTGTTCTCCTTTTAGTATCCCAAGATCTGTAAACTTAAACTTACCTTTAAATTTAGGCGAAGTAAGAAGCTTTGCACTTATACCTACAATTTGACCTTTAATGCTTACCCCATCTTTGCCTAGCATTTCTACAGCTTGGGTTCCATCTTTTATTCTATTCTGTAGATTATTTATTTCTGTACGAGCATTAATAGGGTAGATAAGCTTACCTCCCATATTAAATGAAGTAGCAGGAGCTGACTCAAATGGTTCTACAAAGTCTCTTATAACTCTGTCAATAGTTTTCTTTTCAGTTTCAAACAGATTAACATGACCTATATCATCACCTTTATTATTCCTTCTAGTAGGATTTGAATGTAATGCAGCTAACGTTGTGAGTTGTGTTCTAGGAGCACTAATAAGTCTAGATATATCTACATTGCCGCTAAGCACTTGAGATCTTACACGCTCTCTTGCCTCTTCTCTTGTAGGAGCTATGCTCATACCCATGTCCATTAAAAGATCAGCAAGTACGTTAGCATTCTCTACAGTATTCGTACTGTCTTTCTTAAGCTTAGATATGCCTTCTTTAATAGTAGCTGCTTTTTCTGGAGAAAGCCTAAAGACATCATTATCTAATGCATCTTTAGTAACTGTATATAAAGTTTGACCTGCTTCAGATTTCCACTTCTTTTTAAAAAATGATGTAGAAGATTGTGAGTTAGCATCAAAAGTTCTAGCAGATCTCTCTGCTGTTTCAGTGCTAAGAGCAGGATCTATAATTACAAACTCAGTCAGTCCTAAACTACCAAAGTTGTTGAACAACAATGATTTTTGTTGATTATTAAGAGAGCTAACGAACTGTGATACTCCTGCAGCTGGGTGTGATGCAGGTAACTGTCTAAGCTTTTCTGCCATCTCAACACTATTCTTAGAATTGTATGTAGCACCAAGCACTGCAGCATATATATCTGCTACCGGTACAAACGTGTCATACCCAAACACTCCTGTGTTTTTTACGTCTGTAGATACAGGTATCCTCCCAAGTAATCTTTTTACTTTATCAGTTAGTTTTTTGTAAGGGTTTTCTTCTAATCTACCCTTGTTATATATACGTTGGTATACAACACCTACATCTTCTACAAGTATTTTAGTATCTGATTTTTCTCTTACTGTATACCCAAACTCTTCAAGCCTGTCTAGTACATCAGCTCGCATACCACGGTCTTGCTCCATGCCAGTAGCATCGTACGTGCTAAACCACGTATCGTATACTTCTTGTAAGTATGCTTTTCTTTGGGGATCTTCTGTTTTAGCTGCTTCATCTCTAAACCACTCAGCAATCATAGAGCCTTCACCCGCTGTGCCTTCTGTAGATTCAGGGTCTCCAAACAACATACCAGCATCTAACGGTTGATTTTGTTCTACAAGAGACTTAATCGTATTAAGTACTTTAGCTACTCCTACATCTCTAGCTTCCTCAAATACTCTAGCATTACCAACTCTATCTAATGCAGATAACGTTGTTTCTACTTGAGGTGCAGGTTCTGTTTCAATAGGATTATCTTCTATTACTTCAGGAAGTACTTCTATTTCTACATCTTCTACAGTATCAGCTGGTACTGCGTTTTCTTCAATTGGGGCCACAGGAGTCTCTTCATTTACTGCATCTCTAGTAGCTTCTTCAAGTTTACCATCAGTGGCATTGTACTCCATGGTAACACCAATGTCATGGAAAAACTCACCATAAGTTCGATCCATAGCTTTAAAGTCTACAGCTAAAGGACCAACATCATTAGTGTTCTCCATAAGTGTAGCATCAGATAAATAGTCTAAGTAGTTATCATACTGTGTACTATCATCTATAGGTGAAATAAACATTCCATCTACATTAATAAGCCTTGTATCAATTTGAAATTTTGAACTCTTAAGATTATTCTTTATAAGATCAGTTACAATTTTAGTATCCTTTGGATCACCATCTTTTACTACCTCAAAATTACCAGCTTCGTCATAATTACCAACACTAAACTTTACATTCTCCTCTTCAGATTTAGCAAACTGATCAGTGTACATACGATATACAACACCTGTTTCATCTTTTACAAGAATGTAATTACTAAGAACACCATCTATATCTGAAGTACCTATATTTAATCTAGGACCTAATCCGACTAAACTTTCTAACTTACTTGCAGCCCCATCTTTATTACTTTTTAAAAGTCCATGAGCTGTCTGATAAGCAATACTACTTTGTCCTATCGTTCTTGCACTAGCTGCAGCTGGTCTATACTTGCCATCAGGCTGTTTAAGTATTATATATACTGTACCTGGCTTAAGACTGTCTCCATTTATATTTGTAATCTCATTAAGTTGACTTTCGTCAAAAGGAACTATTTCACCATCTTGATCTACTTTTCCTGTATCTATGTAAGTCTGCTTTGTACGCTCCCCTGTCTCCTCATCTACAACCTCTCTACCTCTTATTATACCTAGTATAGGCTGTTCTTCTGACTTTTCAAAAGCTTCCTGTACTGATATAAACTTTTGATTACCTTGCTCATCAACCATGTTATTAGGGTTGTTGAAATCTCTACCGGTAATTTCAGCTGTAATCTTTTCACCAGTTTCTAGTCTTTTTAATAAAGTAGAATAGTCTGCAGATACATTTCTAACTAAGCCTATGTAGTCGTTACCAACTTTTATAGCTATAGTCTTTCCATCTTTTAACAACTCAAACGTTGCTATTTTGTTTTCTAGCCCAGGCTTAAACAATGGCTCTCTATTAAGTTGCACATCGTTATTTTCAAACAGCCTCTCGTCATACTCTATCCTACCTTTAGAAGGATTGTTCTGGTTGTTAACAGTTATTTTATACTTCCCAATTCCTTGACTTCTGTCTAGAGTAAAATCACCAGCATTAATAACAATACCTGCTTTAGCGTTATCTATATCCCTAGAATTATCAATACCTTGCTCTGCTTGTGCAGCTGCTGCTTCTTTATCTGCAGCAATTTCGTCTGCATCTTTTTGAGCTTGCTCAGCTTCTGTTGCTTCTGCAATCATTTCTGCAGCTTCTGCATCAGCTGCTTGTTCTTCAGAGTCTGTAAGGTCCATTACTTCCCCTCCAACCGGTTCTAGTCTTGCTGTTGTTCGTCCTTCTTCTTTAGCTTGCTTAACCTCATCTTGCATAATTGATTTACGCACAGGATCTTCTTCTTCTTTAAGAAGTTCTTCTATTGCAGCGGGAGTCATTGCCCCAATCTCTTGCCTAATCTTAGCTTCTGCTTCGTTCCTTTCACGTTTAACCTGCGCTATTTCTTCTTGCATAGCTGGAGATGCATTGCTTGCATCTACATCTGCCAGATCAGATTCTTTTACAGTCTCATTAATATCCTCTCTAATAGCTTGGTCTATCTTGTCTTGCTTTGCTTGTTCCGCTCTAGACTTTTCTCTTAAAACATATGCATCTCTTACTTCAGGAACAGCACTAAGGTTATTAAGAGCTTCTACCGCTTTCCTTCTATCAAGTGAAAGACCTAATAGATCTTGCATTTTTTCTTTAATCTCTTCTCTTAAAACAGGATTTGTTTCATTAATTCTTAAAAGAGATTCGTTTAATTTATCTAGTTGTTCTTGAGTAGTTACAGGTGCTACAACATTACCAGAAACATCTCTTGTTCCTACTTCAACAGGTTGTAAAGGATCTCCAACTACAGCACTAAATATTTCACGGTTATTTAAAATATCTTGAATATTACCACTCCCTTCAGGATCAGCTTTATTTATTTCATTAACAAGATTATCTACTCTACCATCTATATTAGTAAGATCAGCTGAGTTATTAAACAGCATACGTTTGTACAATGTCTCATCAGCAATAATTTCTGCTTCCTCGTTCTTTTTCTCTTTAGACATAAACAA